CTTAGGATCCATGTTCTTTTCATAGTCTGCTAACTTCTTAGCATAACTAGGGTTATCCATCTTCTTGATAAGTGCTCTGTCTTTCTTATCAGGTCCTGTATATGATGCCTCATTCTGTACATCAGGACCGTCATTTACATCTTCACGTCTACGTTTTTGTTCACACTTCATACAGTCACAGTCTTCACCATGCTCTTTCTTAACCTCTTTGAGTTCATCTTTCTTAGGGTTAATAAGAATCTTAGATTTTTTTTCTGCTAGATATGATTTGAATGATAGCACTACTTTGCCTCCATTCTACGTTTCTTAGCTTGTTTAGCATATAGTCTAGATGATTGCTTCATCTTTTCTATTGCTCTTTCTTTGTTTCCTGCTACTGCTGCCTTACCTCTCTCTACCTCTGCCTTCTTAGAAGCTTTGAGTGCTAGGTCTGCAGATATCTCATCTATTTGAACCTTATTGTCAGGATATATTTCAGCATATCCGTAGTCTTCTTTCTTCATTGCTGCTGCTTTTGCTTTTAAACGAGCAGTTTTCTTATGGGGATACATTGTGTCTATAGTATGACTCTTTTGTGGATATGCACTACCACTATGTCCTGCCTTAGTTCCCTTAGTCTTCTTTCCTCTGTCTGCCTTATGTCTTTCTTGTCTTTCTTTTTGTTCACGACCTAACTTACCATAACCCATACCACTTCTATTCATAGCAGAGGTAGTATCTCTTCTTGCTCTCTTACTTCCTGTTTCACCTTCTATAAATGAATCGTCATACTTATTTTTTTCATCAACTTGTTCAACTTCTTCATTCTTAGGACGACAATCGTTGACGAGTTTACCACCCTTCATTTTCATACCCACTTTCTTGTGAGTCTTCCAACATTCTTGGAACTCAATCTCTTCTACTATTTCATTAGTATCAGATAGTGTGATATCAATGTCACCTTCAAAACCTAACTCCTCTAGTAGTGAACCAATTTCTTCCCAGATTGCTTCCTCACTCTTATTACCATAGTTTGCTGCACCTTTCTTACGACATTGTACTAATCTACCTGATGCATATGCACTTGGCCATACCTTAGCACTTGCTTTTACTTTCTTGTAGCAAGCATCCTTTTCACCACTACCCTTACCTTTCTTATCTGCTTCATTTAATTCATCTTCATGAGGAATAGTATTACCATCAGCATCTTTCTGATGATGCTCTGACATCTTCTTGTTTGAATGATGACTTGGATCGCCAAATGCAGGATTATTTTTGTACTCTGGTTTTTGCTTCTTCTTTTCTGCCTCTAATTTTTTTGCTTTCTTATCAAGATAAGCTTTCATTGCACCACCTGGTTTGCCAGTTCCTTTAGTCAGACCATATGCACTGCCTTCTTCTACTTCTACTGCTTCTTTCTTAATTGCTTTAGAAATTACTTTTCTTCTATTGAGGAGATATGAATCGGACTTGTCTTTGTCACCATCATTGTCCACATCACCATCTTCTTTACCGACAGCATCTAATTTCTTTTTTGCTTTTTCTTGTATCTCTGCATATGCATCAGACATATCAGGCAAATCTCTGAAGTTCATTGTCATTTTAGTACTTTCTCCTTTTTATTTATCTTCTTTACAAACTCACCAGGTGTCAATTTCTTAGCATAGTTTGCTAATTCATCAGTTCCTATTTCACCTGCAGGTGTAAAGTTAAAGTATTTTATTTTGTTGATTTCTTGTAGATCTTTTAACCATGAACGATATATTCTATCGGACTCGTCTACAAAGATGACGTAGTTGCTACCACGACTCACAACTTTACCACAGATACCTGTGTTTACATTCTCTACAAGGTCTCCTATCTTAAATATGTGACCTTCAAAGTAATGTTCTCTAAGTGCTTGAGGATCTAACTTAGGTGCTATCTCATATAGAGTATAAGATGCATCTTGAAAATCATCAAGATCTTCTTGAACATTCATCGCTTGTCTCAGCGTATTATATAGTTCTTCTTTTCCCTTTCTTCCTAGTTTCTCTGGCATACCTGACACAAATGTGTCATAGTCGTCATCCATAGCTGCCTTACGTAGCTTAGATGCACTCATACCTTCTACACCTTCACCATCTGGATCTCTATCACCTGCAGATGATACCTTTATATCATCAAAATTATATAACTTACCATTATATTTGGTTGCTAGTGAGTTAAATTCACTGACTCTATCTCCACCAACTACTATGTTTACTGAACTATATCCTTCACCATCAAGTGTTGTCAACACATCAAAGATAGTTTTAGTCTCTTCACTATTCTGAATAGCATTTGCATGATCAGGATATGCCTGTTTCATGAACTTGATCTTTGTACCAGGATCTAGTGGATTCTTTTGAGGATCTTGTGATCTACTTGGGTAAATCCTATACTCTCCACCTCCTGATGATGACTTCACTTTGTTTAGAAGTGCTTCATGTCCAGTAGTAGGGGGATTAAATCTTCCAAAAGTAACAGATATGCTACCTTGATCGACCGAACCCTCGCCTCCTGCAGTTTCTTCTCCTCCATTGGTTGTTCCTCCTGCTAATTCTTGTGCGGTCAACTTTCTAAGTTTACCATCTTGACTCATATGAGTCACCTTACCAGTTTGATCGGCATATTTACCGTATCCAACGTGTTTAAGATTGAGTTTTTCTGCTTCTTGTGCTGCAAAGGATTTTTGAGCCTCTTTTAGGAAAGCACTAAACTTTTTCATTCTTCCAATTTTTACGTAAATTAAAGTTTGCTCTGCTAAAGGTTAGTCTATCTACAATTTTATATGGATTTTTAGAATTAATCACATAACCTTCGTGTTTAGAAGGTTCACCATCAATATAGCATTTCACGTCACCGCTTTCACGGATACCACATTGTAGACGCTGTTTCAGTTGATAGATATAGTGCCATGCCTTGAAGGTATATACACTGACCTCTCCCTTATATTTATCAGGTAACGAATCGTACATTTCTTGAGCGTCAGCAATACGTCCTTCACGAATAAAACTGTTGACATGTTGCTTGATCTTAGGAGCAACTTTTGGATGAGGAGTTTTAGATCTAAAGATAGGTATAAACGACTTCCATTGATCTGTAAAATTTAATTCTTTCTCTACAAATGCCCATGCATCTGTTGCACTTACACAGTAACAAGTAGGTGAACTAGCAAGATTAATCCCGATGTGCCCAACACTATCCGCAGAAACTTGCTCATAAAGAGTATGTGGAGCAATGACAATATAGCCAGGGACTTCAGTGGGAAAACGATACTCCAAAGTATTAGGAGTGTAAGAATGTGACCCACCGACACCAATCCAGTCAGCTTGAATAATGCTATCGACACGAGGAGCAAAATGAAACAATAACCGAAGAATGTCTGCCACATCCCCTTTGTGATTGGTCTCAATGTCATTGAAGGAATAATTGATCTTCGGGATTTTTTTGTTGAAGACACTTTTTGTACCTACGAAAAATTTACCATTAGCAGGATTAGTACCAAATACCACAGCAGGAGCACCATCCCACTTGATACCAACAGTTTTACAAGTAATCATCTCAGTGATTGCTTTGAGTGCAACTCTACGACCATCAAAGATTGTATCTTCTGGGTGTTCGAGGTGTTTGTTTGGCATATCATCCTGTATTATATCCATATTATAGCAGGTTTTTATGTCTGATGCGAGTCATAGTGTGCACTTTGCTAACTGTACACTATTAATATGCCATGAGTGTTCTATTTAAAAGTGAATTGATATCAACTCTACCTGGTCTTTGAACAAGACATAATTCATCCATTTGTTTTTGAAACTCATCTGTTATTGTAGCAAAAAATTGTGGCATTGATTTAAAATCACCCTTGTATCTTAACTGTAAATCTAATATAGGAACTCCGTCTCTAGACAATTGATAAAATACCTTAGCAGCATTTGCTGCCTCTTGTTTTTTCTTGTCGTGAACAATTTTATATGGTTTATTATTACCTGCTAAGTTAGAAAGACCACATAGTACAGTATGTAAAGGAATAAACTTTGCAGGTGACAAAGTTAATTTATCTTTAGTAGGATCTTTGCTGTTTGGTTTATAGTCTGCATAACCAGTGACTAAACCAAATTCAAAATTATAATCTTTTATATTTTTTGCTTCTAGTTTAACATTTAGTCTAACCTTTAAAACCATATCAATTAATTTGTTAGCAAAAAATTCTGCATTGTCTTGAATAATGTCATTAAAACCTGTGAATAATTTGTTATCAGATTTAGATAGGTCTTTGTTAATATAATCCTTTAATCCTAATCGTCCTTTTGGTTTTTCATACACTGTGCTTTCTCTTACTGTGCCGACAACATCTGATATCTCAATAGGTTTATCCTTATCATTAAAACCTTTCAAGTTAATCAAAGCAACCTTATCATTACTGTTAGGTTTTTCTAATTTGTAATTCCATATCTCCTCATTACTTAATTCATCTATACCTCTGATGTTTATTATCTCATCTTTATGTGCTTTTCTTACCATATTTGCAAAGTAATCTTGTCTTACTTTGTTTAAGTTATTAATTGCTCTAATATTTTTTGGATCAGTTCCCTCTAAAAAAGTACTAAATGCTTTGTTTATGATAGTAGGATCAGGTTTATTCTTATCTGGTTTTTTCTTTAGTGAGATACCAAAAAACTTTTTAGGTCCTGCTTGTACAACTAAGTCAGATGAATTATAATCAAACCCTTTACCCTTATCTTTCATTCTAAACTTATCCACTTCTGATGGCCACGTAGCACCTGTCATATAAACAGCAGTTGCTGTCTTTACATTAGTTCCTGTCTTTGACATAAACTCTCGTACACCTTTAGCACCAGAAAATCCTGCCACAATATTTGCAACTAAGTCTGTTCGTTTTTTCTTATCTTTAAATTCTTCACCTGCACTCTTGATCATTGTTTTAAACTTAGAGTCAAGAGGTTTAATCTTACCAGATAATGCTAGACCATCTTTTGCAGACCAATCTAATAGTTTTTGACCTGTATTATCTTTACATAAATCATCAATTTCTGCATCAGTTATAAACAATCCAAGAGCACAAAAAATCTCAGAGGGTTCTAGTGATGTCTTTTTCTCAGTGCTCTTTGATGCCATCGAACTTTAGAATTATTTATCGTCACGTTCTCCCATTATATCTCTAAGATCAGAGACATACTTATGTGTATCTTTGATAGTGTCTATAGACAATAGTATATCTGCAATGTGTTTGCTGATATATGTATCTTCAGTTCTTGCTGCCCAAGCAAGAGCATTTCTTAAATTTGCCTTTGCTTCATCTAATGAATCTGATACTTGTTGTGAGAGTGCCATTTTAGTGTGGGTTATAAATTTTTAAAATGTATAGTGTTATTACGATACTAATTATAAGAAGTATAGAAATAAGTTGAAACATTACACATCTCCTACAAGTCGGTTTTCCGAATAGTGTACATCAAACTCACCGCCAGGATACCTTTTCTTGAGTTTATCTACATTCATTTCAATGACTTCTTCTGGTGTAGTATCTAAAGCAATACATGCTTGAATAAAATACCACATGATATCACCTAGTTCACGTTTC